GAAGGCGTCCAGCGGGGTGCCGGAGAACAGTTCCTTCTGACCAGCCTTCCACTTGGAGTAGCGATCACCAAACCGCGACATGTAGTTACCCGACTTGATCGGCTCGTCAACGACACACAGTTGGCTGCCTGGGGTCATGATGCGGATGTAGTCCTTCTCGTCGAACACCTGCCGACCGGCCTCCGTGCTCTTGAGCGGGTTCATCACCGGCTTGGTGTAGAACGACACGAACAGCTTGTGGTCATTGGCGTAGAGGTTGATGCTCTGGCTGTTGTCCAGCGTGGCAAGCGGGTCGAAGCGCGGATCAATCTCCGGCATCACGAAGTCTTCTGCGATTTGGCGTTGCATGGTTATCCTTTTGTTTGTTGGTAGGGAGGGGAAACGGGCCATACCATCCCGTTACTACTGACCCCGCAATGCGTTGACGAGCATCATGGGGTCGAGTCCTGGTAGCGCCGTCGGCTGTGACGGGTCGTTCTGAATGCCCGGTTGGGGCATCTGCTGCGTCTGGCGCATCTGGGCGCCGAGCCGCTGCCCTAGTCCCTGCAAGTGTTCCTGCAAGCCCGGCATGTTGGCGATCTGCTGTACGGCAGCGGGATTGTTCTGTGCCTGACCGAAGCCTATGTTGTCGGGAGTGATGGGGGCGGTAGCAAACATTAGGATACCTTCTTACCTTTCTTCTTGATCGTGCGTTTTGGGGGTGTGCGGGGGATTTCAATGTCCGCCTGTCCGTCTCCGTTCAGGTCGATATTGACAGAGTCCTCGTCAATCGTAACCAGTACCCCATTGCCCTCAAAGAGGACCGTATCCGGAAAGCTGTCCCCGTCGGCGTTCAGACTGACGTAGGGCTGGCCGACTTCCGTCCAGCCGAATTCGCCCGGCTCCCAGACATTGTTTCCGGCTCCATCAGCGGCGCTGACAAACCATGTCTTACCTTCGTGCGTACACTTGTCTGGCTCCCCGGTGAATGCGTTCTCCAGCTTGTAGGCATCGAACTGGTCAAGTGGCTGGACCCATGGCAGGATTTCGCCGGGGACCTTGGCCCTGCGAATGAGCGCCGGGATAGCCTCGGGGTCTGGGTAGGTTGCCGTGTTGTAGGACTGGATCACCCACCACAGCACATTCTCGGCATCCTTGTACAGTCCCGGCGTGACTGTTCCGGTCAGGGGTTGTGCCTGCGATGACCACTCCGCACCGGAGGCATTAGCGACCTCGTTGGTCGTGGTGATCGGGTCGCCGGCATCATGCTCGATAACCACGCCCGGAATTGATGCCACCGCCGCCTCAAACTCTGCATCACTCCATGCATGAAGTAGGCCAAAGGCAGGTGACGGGCCAGCGTAGGCGGGAACACTGAAATTCGACGGGCCAAAGGATTTCACTCCGGGAGTCTGCGCGGTGTTGTTGAGCAAGTCGTTGGCGGCTTGCATCTGGGCGACGGGGATGGATGCGGAGAAGTTCATTTAGTACGCTCCAGTCTTAGAGTTGACCCAGTTTTCAGTGTCGGTGATTTCCTGCGTTGTGCTGAGTGCGCCACGGACGATTATGGAGTAGATGCGCCCGTTGAACGGTAGCGAAGCTCCGCCACGTCTGCCAAGGTACAGCGGGTAATTTCCAAAATTGCCACCTCTATTCACTACGCCAATGTTAGAACCTACACTAGCTGCACCATTTAATCTTGGAATCACTACTTCATTTAGCAGTGTTTTCAGCAAATCAAACAGCCCAGTTACAACGTAGGCAACTCCAGTAGTTGTTACTAACGATTTAACCCCGCCTGCGGAACCGCCAGCAGACCCCGCAGCAGCAAGTCCATACTCCGTTGCATCGTGAGGTGAAGTAATGTAAAACGATCCGATATTTGCATTCGCGGTTGCGCTTAACTCAAGCATTATTGCTGAGGATGTTGCGCTTCTTGTTGTTCCACAAAACACATTCATTTTATCCGTCGCCGTGAAGTCAATCGCAGCGGTCGCCAGCGAGTCATCCACCCCGTCGAAGCCGAGGTAGTATTTCCCGTTGCCGTCCTGCTGAAGCACCGGACGACTGGCAGCGGTGGCTTGGGAGGCGTGGTTGCCGCGACCGGATTTGTCGAGGATTTTGCCAACCGTCTGCCCCGTGGCGGTAACCGGCGTGGTGCCTGCGGAGTCCTGGAACATCGTCGATAAGTCGGACGGGTCGTACCATGCGCCTTGCTCGCCGGATGCGAACAGGTTGGCAGGCGTCCATACGGGTGCCGCGTCGACGATGTACAGCCCGCCGAGTGGGCCGACACGCAGCCCGCCCACGTAGGCATCGCCGGGAGATACCGGCTGGTTCAACTGGCACTTCAGCGCGCCAGTCGCAGTGACGGGCAGTCCGCCGACGTAGCCGACGACCGCACCGCCCAACTGGTCGATGCACAGGTCGCCATTGTTCATAAACCCCTTACCCTGATCAAACCGCTGCGGGGCATTACCACTCACATGCACCCAACCATCGGCGGTCATGGTAACGCCCCCACTGACACTATCTGTGGCAGAGGGGGCTTGTGTGGTGCAATACAACGCACCGTCGGGCGTCTTCTTGCCGGGAAGCATCTCAGCTTTCTGCCGTCAGGTTAGCCCAGAAAAAGTCGCCTGCGACGACGCCGCCCTTGACGTTGCACTCGTAAGTACCAGCGCCAGCGGTTGCCGCACCGGCAGTGACGGTACAGGTGCCGCCTTCAGCAATGGTGCCGACAGCGCGAACCCACTGCGCTGTGCCGCCACGGGCATCGTTGTCGTTGTTCGGCACGATCCAGTCAGGTTGCGGCGCAATCGTCGGGGTGACGATGCTTCCTTGACCAAGGACGTTGTTCTTGTAACCAATCTGACTGTTCATCCCGATGTAGTTCGTATCAGCCGCCAGCCGAGTTTCGGTCGGTGCTTCAACATACGGGCCAATAGGGAATTGAATGACTGCCGATGTCCAAGGGGTGCCGTTTGCTGCGGGACGACCTGCTGCATTGGCGATGTTTGCTCCTGCTACTCCAGGCATGATTGCCTCCTTTACTTCTTAGGTGGACGTTTCTTACAACCCACGATGTGCTCCTTGGAGAAGCACCCCGACTGTTTATCCAGACCACCGATCAGAGTAGTAGGACAGTCGGGGCGCAAACCGTTACTCGACCATCTTGCCCTGGAACTGGAGACCAGAAGCAGTCAGGTTGCCGGCCCACGCCAGGATTTGCACAGCGGCGTCCTGGTTGACCGAGTAACGTTGTCCAGGGGACAACGGAACCATGTTGCGCTGGCTATGCGGGCGCAGGAAGATGTACTTGGTGTTAAGCATGTACATTTCCTTGGTGGTCATGAAACCACCGATACCGCCGTCGAGCACCACATCCGCGTCCATGTACTTGATCGACACGAAGCCGAGCTTGGCGTCGGTGTCGGACGTGAAACGCTGGATTGCTTGCAGCGAGGCCATGTAGAAGCCCCAGTAGGCATTGTCCATGATGATGAGGTCGGGACGATCCTGACCGCGCACCAGAGATGCCCAGAGGGTGTTCATGTACTGCTGGATATTCGCTGCCGTGGTCGCACCGCCGCCATTGGTGGTGGCATCGAAAATCTTCGAGCGCCAGAAGTTCCAGGTTGCACGGTCGATACCGCCGACGGTGCCGGTGGTCGGGTCGGTCGGAACTTGGGCTGCAAGGCCGGTGATCTGCTTGCCGCCAGAGCCGGTGCCATCGGAATAGACACCCGAGGCGAGCAGGTTCGCCATCGTGGATTCGGCAACAGTCATGCGGGCTTCCAGCAGGTCGATGATCTGTTCCTTGCCGGCGTTCTGGAGTTGCTCCAGACCGGAGATGGTGACCGGGCAGGCAGCCTGCTTGATGTCGTACTGCGCCGCGCTGATCACGTCGGAAGCGGCAACCGGCAGCGTCTCGTAACCGCTGTAGTAGCCCGCGTTCGCGTTTTCGGCGAACGACAGTTCCTGAAGAATGACATTCCCTCCCGAAAACGGCTTGACGTTACCACGTTGCTTCAGACGGGCGAGAAGAGCATTATTCTTCGTCACATTGTCTGCGATCTGGCCGGTGCGGGATTGAATGGTCGTAGCGATAATATCGCTGATGGCGGAATTGGGAAAAGCCATTTGAGGTTCCTCTCTAAAAACGGTTGCCCTTGGAACTGTTTTCGCTCCGAGGGATGATTTGCAGGTTACTTTCTACGTGCAAACCACTGACGTTTCTACCTCTGAGTGGGACAACATGATCTACAGTCATTCCGAGATCACGCGCTCTCAAGTAAATGGCGTTAATGGCGTTGCGATCAGCCCAAGCAGGAGTGCGATTTTTAACGGTGTCACGACGTTCTCTCACCCGCATGATTTCCTGTGCGGGATTTTTAAGATAGTCGTTTTTCCTGTTTTCGCGACTCTTGTTTCTGCTGAGTTCGATGTCTTTCCGATAATGCCGCATTTTGGCTTCTCTGACTGACTTCGCACCTTCCTCTGTTTCTCTGAAACGACGCATGCGAGCATTTGCCGCTTCACGAACCCGTTCTTTATTGTCGGAATCCCATTTGCGATTGATGTCCTTGCGACATTGGCAGCACTTACCGTCGTTGTAGCGTTTTCCGCCCAACTCAGGATGCTTGTCACAGATGCGGCCTTCAATCATCAGGTTCTTCCTCAACAGGAGGCTCGGGTTCTTCGTTCACCAATGGGCGCGAGGCGCTTTGGCGATACTGCCTTGGGACTCCATCCTGCCCCGGTAAGGGCAGGACTGGTCCTATTACCTCGCGGAACAGACGGTCCGTCATGCCCGCAGATTCGCAAACGCGGCTTCAAGGGAACCCCTCAAACTGCCGTCGCCTGCAAATTCGTTACTGCCTCCCGCTGCCGGTGCGCCAGTGACAGAGCGGGAAGCGACCTTGGCGCGCTGCGCCTGGAGGTTCTGCTGTTGCGCCTGTTGCATCTGATTCACCTGCGGATTGAAGGCTACAGCCCGAGTATAGGCATCAGCGAGGGAAAGTGCAACACCCCGCTTGGCTGCCATCTCGATCATGTCCGCCATGTCCTCCCGCACCTCGTCAAAGTGCGGATATCTCGGGTCCAGCGCCATCTGCTCGACAGTCTGATCGACCACCTGCTGCTGGCGTTGCTGTTCCTGCTGTTGTTGCTGGTAGATCGGGGCAAGAGCCTGCTGCAACTGTTGCTGGACCAGCGCCTGGATGTCGGGCTGCTGCGGGGTCTGCTGCGGCTGTTGTCCCTGCATCCCGGCAACGAGGGCAGCATCAAGCTCGGACACATCCACGTCGTAGTCCTTGATGAGCTTGGCCATCAACTGTGCCCGCTGCGTCTTGGACGACGTGGCGAGTGTGTAGTCGGCTTGCAACAGTTGACTGATCGCCTGCTGCGGGGTGACGTTGAACGACTGAATGCGGGCCATGTAAGGCTCGAAGGTCTTGCTGAACTGTTCAGCCGTCTGGCGGGCCTGCGCTGCCTCGTTCAGGGCGCGATTGACCTCCATCTCCCGGCGATGAACCTCTTGCCGGATGTGGAGGGGGACAGCCGCCCACTCGCCCTTGGCTTCCTTCCGCCATGAGGCGGGGGCACGGTCTACGCGATGCTGACCAGCGGGAACCTGTACCTGTTCCGCAGCCGGCTTTTCAGCTTCTGGCTTGCCAGTGTCGTCTGCCTGCTTCTCCACGACGGATGGATCAGTCTCGGTTTCAGTTGCCTCCACAGTCTCGGGCGGCGTTTCAACAACGGCTTCGGAAGCAGTTGCATCGTCCTTCTCCTGTTCGGTTGCCGCTGCTTCCAGGGCTTCGCGTAGTTGCATTGAACTTATCCTTTCACTTCAAATGCTTGCGCTTGAGCAAAGCTCACGCGAAATCCTGCCGCGTTGCGATGCCCACCACCGCCATACTGTTTCGCCACTTCGGAGACATCAACACCGTCGGCGCTCGAACGCAGGCTGAAAACCCGACCCCCCGGCGTGTCCCAATAGCAGGCAGCGAACGGGCGACCCTTCGCCAAATCGTGCCCGGCATCGCTGCTCATTGTGTACGGCAGGTTCGCCACCGGCACGCGATGCCCTCCGATGATCATGTCCCGCGTCGTCACGCCGAGCAGTTCCCGAATGTCCTTGAAGTGCTTGCGCTCAATGGCCTCGCCCTCGATCACCAGCGTTGCCGGCGCAACCGCCATCAACGTGTCCCACACCTGGAAGTCGTAGGGGAACGAAAACACGGTCGCCTGAATCTGGCGAGTGTTCTGCAACGCGAAGCGCCACAGGTCGCGGTCCTCGATGTGCAGCAAGAGCAGGGGCGGCTCCTGACCGGGGAAAAAGTGTTCCCACGTCAGTATCGCGCCGCTATGGTTCATGTCGAACTTGGCCGTCACGTTCGCCGGCAGATCAACCAGGTTTTCAACCGCCGTCTTGTGGTGGTCGAGAATCAGGATGCTGTTCGCCGTCTTGGCCATCTCCATCAGCACCGGGCGATTGTAACTGAAATCCACCATCACCACGTCTTTGCCGGTCACGTCGGGCGGCGGTTCTTGATACACACCAGAGTGAAATTCGATGTCGCCGAGTGCCTTGCGAACAACCCAAGCCGCTCCAAAACCATCGGCACAATTGCCGTGGTAGATGCACATTGTCATTGAAATTATCCTTTGAAGTGTTGCCGAATGTCACTTCGGCTGTTGATGATGTCAGCAATGACCTGCCTGGTTTGCTGACGCTCCTGCTGTGTTGGCTGGTGGGCCATCACCGCTGGTTTCGGCGGCAGCCCTGCAAGCTCTGCCGTAGGAACGACGTTGTGGCGGCGGCAATGATCGCGTAGGCCAGCGCGGCCTGAAACAACCGTGCCGTCAATGGGGGATACGAAGTCCGGGATGTCGCCACGAACGGAGGGTGCTGCAACGGATGATTGAGCCAGTTCGGCCTTGTCATAGAGGACTCCATTCAGTTGGATGTAGGACTTACGACCCATCGCCGTCGTCCTTCTCGACTGTCGCTGCTGCCCTGGCGTTAGCGTCCAGCGCCATCGCTTCCCGCTTGATCTCGGCTTCGCGGGCGGACAGTTCCATCTTGAGCGCGAACTCCTGCTGCATCTGGTCCAGCTTCAACTGGAACTCCTGCGACATCTGCGCCAGCTTCATCTGGTGTTCCTGCGCCTGCATCTGGAGATCGGCTTGCTGCTCCTGCTGCTTCATGGCGAGGTCGGCCTGTTGCCCCTGCTGCTTCAACTGTTGGTCCTCCTGCTTCATCCGCATTTCCATTTGCATCTTCGTCTCCTCCGGAGACGGCTGCGGGGGAGCGTTCTTCTGCGCCTCGATCTGCTGCTCGAACTCCTTCATGTAACGATCAAAGATGCCCTCGATCTCGCGGGAGACACGGAAGCCGGCGACGCCGAACTTCAACAGTTGGAGCATCAGCGGGATCAGTTGCGGGCTGCCCTGACCGACCGTGGAGGCCGACTGGAGGAAAGTAGCGACGGCATTCAGGAACTCGGTGCGCTCGGTCTTCTGCTGGTTGTAGTCGATGATTGCCATCGCGTCGGAGGCGATCTCCACCCGCCATTGGAGGGTCTTGGCGGGAGCCTTCAACAGTTGAAGCGCCTGCGGGACCAACTGTTGGTCCTCGACCGCCATGTTCTGCACGTTGGCCATCTTGAGCAGGATGTTGGGGTCGAAGTGCTTGAGCAGGATTTCCGCCTTGATACGAAGAATATCTTCGGCGAAGCGGACGACTTCATCCTGGAGGCGCTGGATGCGGACACTGGCGTACTTCGACTTCAACTGTTGCGCCCCGAGCGTTTCCGACGCCTTGCTGGAACCCCGCACGATGTCCGAGATGCCAGTCAGTTCGTAAATTTGCGCCTTGATCGCTTCCCGGTGTGTTTGCAACTGTGCCAGTGCCTGAATGACGACATCAAGGGGTAGCCAATCAATCTGCCCCTTGACCCCACCCTTCTCGGCGAACATCGCCCAGTTATCCACAGGGATCAGGGTATTGTCGTAGCCCTCCGTCAGCATCCGCTGGACGCCTTCCGCCGAGCGGTCATAGACGCCGACGACCTTGCAGGCGATGATGAGCAGGGAAATGCGGTTGTTCACCTCGTCCAGTTCCACATACTGGTCCTGGATCATCATGTAGTCGGGCTTGGGGATACAGTTACTGGTCGTCAAGTTGGCCAGCATCGGCATCGGGCACGGCTCGAAGTTCTCCAGTCCCAACGGGTCGGGCAGCACCTCCAACAGTTCGCTGTGGCCACGCGACAACCAGACCACTTCCTTCTTCTCACGGTCCCATATCTCGTAGATGCGGGCGCGCTTGAGTAGCATGTTGCGCGGGGTGTTGGCGTCGCCAATCACCTGGGTCTTCGGCTCGTAGTCCAGGGGGATGCTCTTGCCGACCTTGGCACCGAACCGCTTGACGAGGGCATCGCGGGTCATGGGGACAGCACGGGCGACCCAACGGCGCTCGGCCCACACGCGGCAAGGCGACCACAGGAAGTCCTCCCAATGCACGTAGTCCAGCGCGATCTCCTGACTGACGATGCGCTCGAACGGGGTGCCGTCTTCGTTGGTGCCGTACTCGGGCGGCTGTTCTTCCGTCTCGGTGGTGAGACGCAGCCACGCGATGCCCAAGCCGGGGATCAGCCGGTCGGAGACGCACTGGCGCATGACCATATCAAAGTCACAGTTCGGCTCCGCCATGTCCTGCATGATGCTGCGCTGGAGAACCATCGAGGCAACACGGGCTACATCGTCATCCATGTCGTTGAACCGGCGGGACACGTCTGCCTCCGGGATGTTGGCGTAGAGAGACGCCTCCAGGATATCCGTGTTGGTCTTGAAGATGTTGAACCACCGCTGGTTCGTCTCCACCGCATCCCGCTCGTCGATGTAGCGGCGGATCACCCGGCGAGCCTGCGTAGTGAACTTCTTCTTCTCCTTCTCCGCGAACTCGATCTCCTGTATCCAGCGGTCGCGCTGACCCTCCGGAGTGCGTTCGAGCTTCTCAAGGGAGTCGATGACTCCGGGGGTGGAGGTTGAGGCTGCATCATATTGCGACATCATGCGATCCTTCTGCGTTGGTGGAGTGAGGCATTTTTATCTTCCCACATTTCGTCCAATGTAACATCCTGCCACGTTTTGAGCTTGACGGGGAGCGGGGCAACAGTCGAGGGTGCGGGGGCGATGGCTGTTATGCGCCGACCGAGCAGCGACAGTGCGTCAATGCCGTCATCAACCCCCTCCCCGAGTGCGTTGGGGAAGTTACTGATCTCGGTCAGCAACCAGCGGGTAAAGTGCGCATCCGGGGGCATGAAGACCTTGCTCCGCTTGAACATGCCGCGCAGCGGAGCAGCCCGCGTCTCCTTGTCCTGCCCACGCAGCGGGAGGGCTTTCCACGGTACGAACGTGTTGGTTGAGCGAGCCTCGGTGGCGACAAGCTGCATGAACACCTTGCTGGCGTTGTCATCGTCGATCAGCCACTCCCTGACCGGGTAAGTAGCACAGAGTTGGGTGAGCTTGCGTGCCGATTGCGCGGGGTCGACACGTTCCCGCGATGCGTCAACGATGTCCCATTCTCCGTTGCTGTCGACCGCGACGACGAAGTGCACGGTGTAGTCTCCCGTGTTGACGCTGAGTGCCAGGTCCGTGCATCCATAGAACACAGTCGGATCAGAAGGGGAGGGGCGGAACCCGACCTCCGAGGGAGACACCCAACTGCCTGTGTCCGACGGCGGTTCCTGCTGGTACAGCGTCTTCCACTTGAACTCGTCCCGCCGTGCGTCCTCGACCATCTCCGGCGTGTACCACTCCGGCCACAGGCGCTCACCGGGTTGTCTGTTGAGGGGGTCGTCGGCTGTCGCCTCCATGCGCAACGTGAGTACCCGCTGCCGGCGAGTGGGGTTGAGCGCGTTGCGCGCGATGAGATACCCTGCGAGGTCGTTTGGCGACAGTCGCTGGCAGATGAGCACGACCTTGGCGTTCGGCTTCAAGCGGGTCACGAAGTCCGTCTCGTACCAGTTGTGCACCTTCTGCAGCTGTGTGATCGACTGCGCCTGCTCGAAGCCGCTGATCGGATCGTCGATTATGCCCAGGTCCGCCCGGAAGCCCAGGATGCTGCCGCCCACGCCGGCAGCGAGGAACTCCCCGCCGGCGGATGTCGCCCAACGGCTGACGGCTGTCGAGTCCTTCGAGAGCGACGACGCGGGAAACACGTGCCGGTGCTCGACGGACGCGATGGTGTTGCGCACCTTCCGTGACCACCTCTCCGACAAGTCCCCCGTGTGCGTCGCGCAGATCACGTTCCGGTCGGGGTGACGACCGAGGAAGCAACTGGCGAGGGCGTGGGAGGTGTATGTGCTTTTCGCGGACCCCGGCGGACTGTTGATGATCAACTCGTCGAACTCGTCCGCGAGCAGGGCGTCAATGTTGTCGCAGATCAGTTGATGGTGCGCGGCAGGCTCGACCTGGAGGGCATACCGGGCGTAGTCCGCGAGGCGGGTGGCCGCGCGAAGCCGGGTGTGGAGCGCCGTGAGCGACGCGGCGATCTCCGGGTCCGCCGCAGCGGGCACGAGGGCGAGGGGTATCCCGCCCACGTTGGGGAACGGCGTGTGAGGGTCAATCGTCAGCATCGAGGCTGGACGCTTCAACGCCGAGTGCTTCCAGGAGACGCGCCTGCAACTCGGGGGTGGATAGGGTGCCGGGGTCGATGCGGGCGGTAGTTGTCTGCTCGATCTTGCGGACATCGCCATAGCGCTCCCTGTTCCAGACCTGGAGCAACCACCTACGGGTGTTTACCTGCAAGGTGCTGCGCTGCACGTCAGCGAGGGACGGGCTGCCGTCCGCGTTGATACCGTCGGCGATCCTGATGAGGTCCTCCTCGACCTGTTCCGCCCCGACTGCTTTTGCAGCCAGCCAGGCGTTGCGCCGCTTGCCGTGCTGGTATATCCACGTGCGGAACCGACTGGCGTTGAGGCGCACATGGTACGAGGCGGAGAACTGTTCGAGCGTCGTGCCCGCAGCAGCCGCCTCCAACGCGGACTCGAACGCGATTGCGAACGTTTGCAGTTCGAGTGCCCTCATCTCCGGCGACATGTCCGCAAGACGGGTGGGGAACGAGTCAATGACGCTGCCTGGGTGCATGACCGCGATTGTACGACAAAATCGTGTCACTTGGGTAGTACGTGCCGACTGTCTGGCGATTGCATCACTTAATTGTGGGATTTGGTGGTGAGGTATAACGCTCGTAACACGTTTCAAAGTTGAAAAATTGCGGGATTTTGTGTAACGCTCGTAACACGTTTCAAAGTTGAAAAATTGTGGGATTTTGTGGGGTGCCCTAATGGCCCAAACCAAGGCCCGCGCTGCCCGCGACCCAGGGGGTGGGTCAGCAACAGTTCCACAGTTCTGGAAATGTGGCGATGATAAACGAGTATCAAGGGAACAGTTACACAGTTGTGGAACTGTGGAACTGTTGCGCTCCTGCCCGCCTGCCTGCCGCATGCTTGTTTGACGACGACTGTTGAACTGTTGCGCGCTCACCTGTTTGACGACGACTGTTGAACTGTTGCGCGCTCACCTGCCCGCCAGGTTATTTTCACAGTTTTAAAACTGTGGAACTGACCTGGCAGCATGGTTGAGTGAGTGCAACAAAAGATGCTGTTTATGTTTCACATGTTTCACACTGAAATAATCATGTTGCGCAACACAGTTTGCTACGCGCAGCATCTTTTGTTATATGCGTTTGTCACGTACTTTTGTCACAAAAGATGCAGCACAAAAAGTGCTGCAACTGTTACAGAAAGTGCTGTGCAACAAGTTTTATGACGAAAGTACGTAAAAAAGTACGTACGATGGATATTTTTAGTCTGTGTACACTTTTTATAACGATTTTACACAAGCACCCTCCAATCCAAAAATCCAGTCTTTTTACGTACTTTCGTTACAAAAGATGCTGTGCGTGCTAAAAGTTGTTGCACTGTCACAAAAAATGCTGCACACTATCGCTTCCTCAACTCTCATTCACAAATCGCAACATGGACCTACTCTGCATCCTTATCCTTGTCGTTGGCTTTGCTACCGGCAATCTTCTGACCTCTGTAGCCATCATCGCAGCAATGGTCGTAATCGCTGCAATCTTCACATCCTGAAAGGAACTCGCATGAACGCTAACAAAATCCTCACGCTTGCACTCGATTTGCAAAAGGCTCATACCAAACTCGAACTTGTCGACATGGCTCGCGCATTCGGCTGGCGTGGCGACCACGCTCGCGCAACTATGCTGCAAATCGCTCTCTATGTCGGAACCAAACTGGCGGAAGACGACGATGCGCCAGCACAAGGTGAGCACAGACTGCCCGAGCAGGGCCAGCCCGAGCAGGGCCAGCCCGAGCAGGGCCAGCCCGAGCAGGGCCAGCCCGAGCAGGGCCAGCCCGAGCAGGGCCAGCCCGAGCAGGGCCAGCCCGAGCAGGGCCAGCCCGAGCAGGGCCAGCCCGAG